TAAATCAGCAAAAATCAATCCATCGTGTCTTAATAAATTGTAAATCATTATAAATCAACTTTAACCGACATTTGATGTAAGTGTCTTCAAAAGTGTCCAAAGTGTCTTTTTTCAGTGTTCTGCCCCGATTTCAGGTGTCTTTTTCAATTGTTAAACTTAAATCATCAAGATTAAGGCAGGTGATTTTAATGACAAAATTAGAAAAAAGAATGTGGCTTACCAACATCGAGAATGCCGTTGATGCTGTGGCAACCGATTACGGTTCTGAAGTAGTCAAGTCAGTGTTCCAGCGCTATGGCGCTCATGGAACCTATGACCTAAGCCCCTGCTATTACAGCGAGGTCTTTGCTGATTTGGAGCTTATCGCAAACGACAATTAAATAAACGCCCTGAGCAAGGCGTAAAACTACTTTCTTGATCCTCAGCTCACCATCTTCGTGGCCACGTGGTGTGTTCGTAGTTGATGAACAAGAGAACATTATCAATAGAGTGCCAGCTTACGAACGGCTGGTCACCGGAAAGAAGCGGAGTTATCCGCACGAGGTGACCATCTTATGAAAAACACTGGCAGCCATATCGGTTATCTCCGCTTCGGTTCAAATGCCGAAAGGAGAAAATCGAATGGCAATCAAAGTAAATCAGAGTAAACAGTATCGTATCTACATCAAGGGATCTAAAAGCTGGGTGGATGTTAATAAGGAGTTCTACACGAACTACTATCGTGACATCAATGCCTACCGCAAACGTCAGCAGGAGCATGGCCGTTGTGTCTGCCCTGCAAGCAAACGCTATTTATGCGACATGGACTGTATGACCTGTCCATATGCCAAGGCTGGCGACCAGCTTTCTCTCGATAATACCGTAAGCGACGGTGAAGGAAATGAAAAGAGCTGGCTTGATGACATGCCGGATGAATCCGCAGCTATCGCTGAATTAATGGAGGATGCAGAACTTCTTCGTGCCCTCTATGCAAAGCTGAATGAGCTGGACCCGGAAGGTCGTCTTATCTGCCAGCTTATCATGGAAGGAAAATCTGAGCGTGACTGCGGCAAGGAAATGGGGCTCTCCCGTAATACCTTTGTATACCGCAGGGACAAGCTACTCCAGAAGCTTCGCTCAGATCTGAAAGATTACATCTAATTTGAATGGTCGTCCTCTGATATTTCAGGGGACGATTTTTCTTTTCAAAAAACTTTCTATAATTTTTCGGCCAAACGACCATCTCACCTCCATTGAGTAGTGTAAGGCGAAACAAAGCGACCTACAGAAAGCGAGGTGAACACCGTGAATCAGACCTTTCACAACAGAAGCGATACTGACGCAGAAGTAATTGCTACCCTCACGGCAATCAGTCAGGTATCCGCAAGAATGGCGAAGAATCTCAGACTTATCGCCATACACAGACAATCCAAGGAAGGAGGAACAACAAATGTCAAAAATGAACGATATGGCTATGACTATCGAAGAACTGAGAAATGCTGCCGCTGCTATTAACGATGCGGCAAACTGGCTTGCACAGCAGTTTTCATCCGATATTCAGCAGCAAATAGAAAATATTGCTGCTAATAAAGAGGAGAAAGCGAAACCTGCACTGACACTTGAGGAGGTTCGAGCTGTTCTGGCTGACAAATCTCGTGCTGGACATACGGCTGAGATTCGAGAGCTTCTAAAAAAATATGGTGCAAGCAAGCTGTCACTCGTAGATCCAAAACATTATGAAGCCCTGCTCAGGGAAGCGGAGGTGCTCTAATATGCCACCAAAAGGACATGCACTCCTCTCCGCATCCTCTTCTGACCGATGGCTTCACTGTCCACCGTCGGCAAGGCTCTGCGAAGCCTACGAGGATAAAGGTAGTGATTATGCTGCAGAAGGTACCGACGCACACGCTCTTTGTGAGTACAAGCTCCGTAAAGCTCTCGGCATGGAAGCTACTGATCCAACCAAAAGTCTCGACTGGTACAACGCCGAAATGGAAGATTGTGCCACAGGGTACGCCAGCTTTATTATGGAGCTTTTGGAAGATGCCAAGCAGACCTGCTCCGATCCAGTTGTTCTGATTGAACAGCGAGTGGACTTCTCCCGTTGGGTAGAACAAGGCTTCGGAACCTCAGATGCTATTCTCATCAGCGATGGAACTATGCATGTGATTGACTACAAACACGGTCTTGGAATCCTTGTTTCCGCTGAAGACAATCCACAGATGAAATGCTACGCTCTTGGCGCTCTGGAACTTTTCGATGATATTTATGACATCGATACGGTCAGCATGACCATCTACCAGCCCAGGCGTCAGAACGTTTCTACCTATGAAGTCAGCAAGGATGACCTGTATCAGTGGGCCGATGAAGTTCTGAAACCTACCGCTGACCTCGCCTTTGCCGGTGATGGAAATTTCCTGTGCGGTGAATGGTGCGGATTCTGCAAGGCAAAGCATGAATGCAGGGCCAGAGCGGAAGCCAATCTTCTACTCGCACAGCACGATTTCAAACTACCACCTCTGCTGGAGGATTCGGAAATCGAAGTTATCCTTTCCCGTGCCGATGAACTGGTCTCCTGGGCCAACGACATCAAGGAGTATGCACTTCAGCAGGCAATCAGCGGTAAAGAATGGACAGGCTGGAAACTGGTCGAGGGGCGCTCCAACCGCAGATATACCAACGAAGACGCTGTATCAAAGGCTGTCGAAGCCGCTGGTTTTGACCCTTATGAAAAGAAGCTACTTGGTATCACTGCCATGCAGAAGCTACTCGGAAAATCTCGTTTTGAAGATCTCCTTGAAGCCTATATTGAAAAGCCACAAGGCAAACCTACTCTTGTGCCGGAAAGCGATAAGCGCCCGGCAATGAACACAGCAAAAAATGATTTTATGGAGGAATATGACAATGAGTAAAAATGTAAAAATGACAAATCCCATGAAGGTTATCACTGGTCCTAACACACGTTGGAGCTATGCCAACGTCTGGGAACCTAAGTCCATCAACGGTGGCACTCCGAAATATAGTGTCAGCCTGATTATCCCAAAGTCCGACACAAAGACTGTTGCAAAGATTGAAGCTGCTATCGAGGCTGCATACCGTGAAGGTGAAGCAAAGCTCAAGGGCAATGGTAAGTCCGTACCTGCTCTTTCCGTACTTAAAACGCCACTTCGTGATGGAGATCTTGAAAGACCAGACGATCCTGCATATGCTGGCAGCTACTTTGTGAATGCCAATGCAACCTCTGCACCGGGTATCGTAGATGCAGACCGTAATCCTATTCTCACTCGTTCTGAGGTTTACTCTGGAGTCTACGGTCGTGCCAGCATCAGTTTTTACGCTTTCAACAGCTCTGGCAATAAAGGCATCGCCTGCGGCCTTAACAATCTGCAGAAGATTCGTGATGGCGAGCCTCTTGGCGGTAAGGCATCTGCTGAATCTGACTTTGCAACTGATGACGACGATGATGATTTTCTTGACTAATGGAGGTAGCAAACTATGGAGACAATCATGATTAGCACAATTCTTGTAAACATCTGTATCGGCTGCTTCGCTTGCGTCGGTCTTACTACTGCAATCTCTATGATTCAGAGTATCATCAACGACCATAAACGCGAAAAGCGTGAGCAGGAAAAAGACAAGCGCGACCTCGAATACCACGAAAAGCGCATGAAAGACTTTAAGTAATCTATCAACCTGCTGGCGGTAGGCTCATTGCCGCCAGCACATTTTCTGACAAAAGGAGACAACCTATGAATGAATTTGCAGAAATCTTAAATCTATTTATTGCTAATGTCATCGCATACACCTTTTTTGTAGCGATATACGGCTTCATCATTTATAACGTAGGGAAAATTATTGTCTATCTTATCCGCTATGCGATATACCACATCCGCCGTGACATCAATAAATACAAATCCAATAAAGATAAACAGTAACACGGCAGGCGGCAGGGATTTCTCTGCTGCCTGTTTTGTAGAAAGGACAATCTCATGAAAACATTTAGTATCGATATTGAAACCTACAGCGATGTTCCACTTCAGAAAACTGGAGTATATCGCTATGTAGAGTCACCTGATTTTGAAATCTTACTCTTTGCCTACAGTGTAGATAACCAGCCCGTTCAGGTCATTGATCTTGCCTGCGGAGAACAAATTCCAAAAGAAATCCTTCTTGCTCTAGAGGATGAATGTGTCATCAAGTGGGCCTTCAACGCTACCTTTGAACGCATCTGTCTTTCTCGTTTCTTAGGTTATCCGACCGGAGAATATCTGAAACCGGAAAGCTGGCGTTGCTCTATGATATGGTCCGCCACGATGGGGCTTCCACTCTCCTTGGAAGGTGTCACGAATCAAAAAGCGCTTTGATGTAAGAGAAATAAAGTCCAGCAAGGACATCACCGACTGGAATGCTGGAAAGATACCAGTCGAAGTCATTCATCCTGCATCTGCTGGTCATGGACTCAAACTACAGGCTGGCGGCTCCACCCTTATCTGGTTTGGGCTGACATGGTCACTGGAATTATATCAGCAGACCAACGCCCGACTTTGGAGACAGGGCCAAGCCTCCGGAACCGTGGTGATAGAGCATATCATCACAAAAAGAAAGTACAAATCAACCACAATCGTTTTCTTGGATACACGAAAGACGCGGACGGCAACCTCATCATCGATCCAGAACAGGCAGAAATCGTAAAGCGCATTTATCGAGAATATTTAGAAGGTCTCAGTATGGACAAGATTGCTGCAGGCCTAGAGCGTGACGGTATCCTTACCGGTGCCGGAGGAAAAAAGTGGCACACAAGCACCATCAACAAAATTCTCCGTAACGAGAAGTACATCGGTGATGCTCTGCTCCAAAAGACCTACACCACCGACTTTCTAAACAAGACCAGAGTTAAAAATAACGGGCTTGTTCCACAATACTATGTAGAAGGCGACCACGAAGCCATTATTCCGAAGGACATTTACCTGCAGGTACAGGAAGAACTTGTCCGCAGACGAGTGGTAAAAACCAGTGCCAATGGCAAAAAACGAAGCTATAGCTGCAACCACTGCTTCTCACAAATCGTCATCTGCGGTGAATGCGGTGAAATGTTCCGAAGGCTCCACTGAAACAACCGAGGAGTCAAGTCCATTGTCTGGCGCTGCATCAGCAGGCTGGAATCCACCGGACTTGAATGCCTCGCTCGGACCATCAATGAGCTAGTTCTTCAGGATGCTGTTGTTAAAGCCATCAATCAAATGCTTGGTGACAAAAGCAATTATCAGGCACAGCTCCAGCTTAACATTGCCACAGTTATCCGAGCTTCACAGGCAACAGCCATTGACAGCATTGACGAGAAGCTAATGGCTCTACAACAAGAGTTAATCCAGAAAGCCAACAGCAAAGAGGATTACGACGAAATAGCGGATGAGATCTTCAGACTCCGAGAACTTCGCCAGAAAACCACTGTCGATACCGCCGCAAGGGATGAACAGATAAAAAGAATTAACGACTTGCAGGATTAAGCAGATCTCCATCTGGGATGACCTCATAACAGTTGAATTGAAATCTGGCGTCAGCATTGATGTGGACGCATAACTCTATAGACGCACGAAACCCTCCCAACCGTGATGGTCGGGAGGGTTATTTGTTATTATATTATTGGAACACCGGATGATATTTCCTCTTCGTTATAAGGCAGTTTAAGTTCTTTTCGGAGTTGATTGTAGTCCTTTACAATAGCAATAACAATTTCTTTAATCATTCTAAATTCTTCGTCATCTGCCTTTTCTTTTACATCAACGTTGCCACCTGAACCATTTCCAGAATAGTGGTCACTTGCAAATCTATATGAAACTGCAAGTTTTAATAAATTCTGTGAGGCTAAATCTCCGTTTTGAATTATATAATCACACAACTCTTTTTTGTTAAATTTAGAAATTGGAGTCTCTATAGACTCTGTTTTTTTAGATACTGATGACCCTTTCTCACCACCAATATTCCATATTGTTGTCTCTCTATGCGTAGGCGAAATTTCGAGAAATGGTGCCTCATCAAAAGTAATAATTCTACCATCTGTTATCTGTATAAAGTGTCTAACATATTCGGACTGTATAACTATGGCATATAATTTACAATACAATTCCGAATATTGTCTATAAAAGAAGTCGTATTTGAATTTCATGTCAGACGAAAATGCTTCGAATTCTTCTTTAAACTCTCTTTGAACCTCCTCTGTTTTTCTTGTAATCTCTTTGATGTCCTCTTTGGTAGCTAAGTTTTCTCCCTTTTTATCCATATAAGATGGTAAATAATTTTTAGTGAAAAGTCCCACCAAAAAAATCAGTAGTATTACCACAATATTCAAAATAAAATTAATAATTTCCATATAGACTTTACCCTTTCTTTGATTATTTTCCTGCATCAATATATCGGCTTACAGGTATTGGCTTACCATTTCCAATAAACATTCCGTCTCTGAAAGCTCTTAGCATGATGATCGAAGATTCATCTATAAGTCCACTATTTTTATTATCCAGCAGCAAATCAATCTGTGTTGTGATATCTTTAGAAGACAACTGCTCTATTCCTCTTTGAATCATTGCAACCCTCTCTGGATCTGTTCCATCATCCATTACAACTGAATTATTGAGAATACTTAAACTGGCCGCTATCATCAAAGCGCTTCTCCTTGCTGTATCTAATAAGATTTCAACTTCTCCCGGTGAAAGTACATATTTCTTCTCGTCCTTATTCCCACACTCAACCTTATTAACAACTTCAATCTCACTTGAGTTGGAAGCACTTTTCTGTTCAGCAATAATTTGAGTAGCTTTTATGGGTTTATCAGAATCCTTTATCGTTGATATGAATAACTTTAAGTTCTCCCAACCAGCCTTAACTTTTGTCTTTGCTACCGGAACGACTTTTTCTTCTATCCATGTCTCTGCTTTTGCAGTTCCATACTCAAGCAATTGAGTAGTTGCATCTCTAATTACAGGGACAAAAACTTCATCAACAAGTAGCTCTCCTAGCGAACGCTTATTCTGTGGAACTTGAATATACTCAGTCCTTATCAACTCTTCTTCATCGACTTCAATCAAATCAACTGGACCATTTAAATCATTATTATCATCAGTGAATTGTAATGCGGATTTCGTTCCATCAGGATTCACCTTTGTATTTAAATGACTGCCATCTTTGCGAACCACCTTATAAAGTTTATCGTCTGTATACTTATCAGCCATATACCAAATCCTCCTGTCATCTATTCCACTGCTAAGTCTGCCCCTTAGTATCGAGTGGCTTAAACTGCGGTCGGCTCTGACATCTAATCCACAGCCTAAACCTTACCACTATTCTCCGGCTACTTAATTTTTTCCACTCAGACTGAAAAGTAGATATGTTTCCATACAAGAAAACCGAGCTTTCCGCAAGGCTTCTTACGATGATACCAACCTTACAAAAAGCCCGGAAATACGCCACTTTTCAGCCTTTATTTATCTTTCCTTGACAGCAAACAGACCGTCTCAACGGTACTCTCTTTGTCCCAACAAAGTTCCTGTGTCTCCCTGTCTCCGAAATACACCGGAAAACGGAACTTTATGTGCTTTAGGAATCTGCCATCTGGCTGCTCCTGCTCATAAATGTCCACCTGTTCTACAAAGCTGTTAAGAAATTCTTTCTTCTCCAGGTCGGTGAACTTATCATATAGTTTATCAAAATATAAAAGAAATTGATAGACGTTTTCTTCTGATATTTTCTGTTGCCGGATATTCAGCAGGCGATTCTTAACTTCTTCTATACTGTTCTCCACGCCTTCAATTTCATCATATAGACGATATAAGCGTGTCTCCATATCCTGATATTTCTTTTCATAAAATTTATCCATGATATCCAGACTATCCATCTGCTGTCCAAGTCTTGTTTTTGCTCCGGTCAACTGCTTGTGCTGCTTTTCCAGTCCTTCAATCTCTTTTTCTATTTCTTCTGTATCAATTCTTGAACCGATTTTATTCAGAATTGCTTCTTCAAATTTAGGATTCTTCACCAGCTTCCGAATAACTTCTTCCACTGCATTGTT